CCACGATCAACTGTATCCATGATGCATACGGCGAGAAGACCATGTTTGTTTATGTGGTCGACTATGACCATATTCGTGACTCTATAGAAGTCTATTCCGAGTCCGACACAGATCCCTCCGACGCCATAGCCATAGCATATCTTCTCGTGAGGAAGAAGATGGGATTATGACCCTCAGAAGACGTGTCGCAGAGAAGAAGGTATAGGTCTAGTCATCAAATGGCTGATTGACAACAAGATCACCTTCCACGTTTCCGTCAACGACTACATTGCGACCATTGGCCATTCGAGCGTTAGCCTCGAAGATTTCCCCACCAAACTTTGCGAATGGATTTTGAATGAAGGAGTGATCTCATGAAATCCCCCTGCGACAACTGCCCGTACTTTTGGGAAGAGAAAAACCGTTCGTGTAGGGATGAGTGTGATTCATACAAGGCTTATCTTGAAAAGACGAAGGAAAAGGAGTGATCCACTATACGGGTTGTTATACTCACACCCCGGTTCTTCTTTGAGACGAAAGAGATCAACGGCCAAGATCGTATCATCTTCGGCGGGGCAGAACGCTACCTATTTGATCTAGTTTCTTTCTTACAATCCGAAGGTCACACGGTCACGATTTTTCAAGGATATGGCCCCATCCAAGGGCGCACGGAATATCCTCAGTCATTCGAGAAGGAATGGCGTGGAATCAAGTTTGTGTTCGATTTCGACGGAGGGAAAGGGTCGATCATCGGTGGTATCCCTTCTTTGACACGTCATTTCAATCAGTACACCGTGAACGCCGATCTCAGGATATACTTCACAACTTACATGGCATATCCCGAAGTCATCCATCCGTGTATATCGATCTGCCACGGTATCTGGTGGGATCACCCTGAGATGGCATACAAGAGCATGACCAAGCCGCAGCGTGAAGAGTTCTGGAGATTGAATCTTGAGACATTCCAGAAGGTAGACCGTGTTGTCTCCGTGGATCACAACGCCCGAAACGTGATTCAGGCTATCGAGCCTGGGTTGGAGTCTCGGATCACAGTTATACCGAACTATGTGGATACGAATAAGTTCTATCCTGTGGAAAAGACGTGGGAAGGTATCAGAGTCTTATATCCGAGGCGTACCACCTTGATTCGTGGATGGAACCATTTCATGAGAGCCGCCCGTAGGCTCCCTGAGTACGAATTCTATACATGCGGAGATAGTCACGACTCCGATCAGCAGGCGAAACTCGAAGAAAACGCCCACTATGAGATACCTAACCTGCGTGTCGAACACAGGGACATGGACGACATGCCCTCTTTCTACCAGATGGGAGATATATGCACGATCCCCACGTTGGGTGTTGAAGGGTTAAGCTTAAGCCTGTTGGAGGCTATGGCGTGTGGTCTACCCATTATTACTACACGAACTGGAGGGTTGGGCGAAGCCGTCATAGACCGTTATAATGCCCTGATTTACAACCCCATCCAAGAGCGTCTTGAGGCATACATCAAGGAACTAGCCGAGAATCCCACTTTGATGAAGAAGATGGGCGAACGTAACCGCCAGATAGCGGTTGAATCGTTCGACATCTCCATTTGGCATGAGAGGTGGAAGAAGGTTATTGAGGAGGTAGTCTCCTAAGGAAGTCTTCGTTTAACGAGGAGTTTAGCGCAAAGTTTGGTGTTACGCCCACTATTAGAAAGGATGCGTGAATCAAATGGAAGTTGAATACCCAAAAGTTCCCGATACAAGAATGCTCGGATGGGTTGAAGGAGGTCGAACATAATGCCTAAACCCGACGTAAGCAAAGTTATACCGTCATTGGCACGGCAAGCGTTGAAAAACGCAAATGGTGACAGAAAGGCGGCGTATAGTCAATATATCAAGTTGTACTTTAATCAGACGGGCAGGCTTGCGCCAGGGTGCGATAACAAGGATTTACAGGCGTTTTATGAGAAGTTTTATGAGAAGGAGGGTAAATGATGGAAGAAAGATATACTATTGACGACTTCAAGGAAACAAAATGCTGTTTGACGTGCCGAAATTGGAATGTTGACAATACACTACAAGGCCGTTATATGTACAACACATGCCGTTATATGTACGAAAATTTCAAATGCGCGGCAATGTTTCCAGCTACTTGGCAATGCAAGCATTACGATGGTTCATATACGATAGATTGCCCATTTGGAGAACGTGAATATAAGAAGGTTGAACACGATGCCTAAAGCGATATTGGATGCTACAGTAGGCAGCAGGATGAAATGTAAAGAATGTCTATATTATGAACCTGATTATGGCACGTGGGGAGTTTTTGGGTGGTCTGGAGATGGCACAAAAGGGTATTGTTGTGTTGAGCCAAAACGAGTATTTGTTGACGGTAATCGCATAAAGTGTAGATACTTTCTGTCAAAAGCGGAAAGCGAAGGTGATAAAAAGTGAACAAAGTAAAATTTACGATTGAAATACTAGCGGATAAATACTGTGGTGACTGCCCATGCCTAGGATTGAATGGCAAAGAAGAAGAACACTGCGGGTATTTTAACAAACCTTTGAATTCTAAAGGTCAGCATGTTATCAAATGTGACGAGTGCAAGTTAATGACAAAAATGCTTATAGCGGAAAGCGAGGTCAAACACGATGGGATTACAACCACATTACATAACAAAAAACGAAGTGATTGAAATTAATGAACAAACACCACGAAAGTTGAATACCCAAAGAATTCGATTCGTTCCCTGAGTGTTGGCAAGGATTCAGACAAGGGAAGGAGGTGATCAAATAGACATACGAGCACGGATTCAATCACGATTCGCACGTTCGCCGACCTCTCGCATGGTGCTGCCCACTTTCAGCACACGGTATCTTAACCACAACCGATCTCGTGTCAGCGACGTGCTAAGCACCCTCCGTTCCATACCCACGGACAATGAGGCCATTCAATTCCTTGTGAAGTACGACCCTGACGTTTCAAAGGCGGTTCAAAACTTCCTGCGAACAGCGAACCAGGGGCATGAGATGACCTTTAGGGGTGTCCGTGGCGAAAAACGCCTCAAGGACGTTGAGAAAAAGTGGAATCAGGACTTCGCCCCTAGAGTCTATCGTCTAGCAGGAGTGGGGTTTGACGGCCTTCTCGATGTGTTTCACAAGTCCGCAGTTGTCAGGGGCGGTATGGGGTGCGAAGTGATCCCCACAGATGACCTCACGGATATATATGAGGTCTACCCTTTCGATCCTGCGTGGTTACAATGGGAACTTCAAGACAATCTCGAATGGGAACCTTACCAATGGAGAAACGGTGAAAAGGTCTACGTCCGCACCGAGAATTTCATCTACGTTCCCACGGAACCCGACATTAACGACCCACGTGGGACATTGATGTTCACCCCGGCATTGGTGGCAGTTGACTCTAAGCTACAGACATACGCTGATCTTGCACTTGTACTCCACAAGGCAGGCTACCCCAGAGAAGATATCAAGGTTCTCCGTGAACCCATCTTCAACCTTGCCAGGTCGTTAGGGAAATCGGGTGCTGATATTGAGCAGTTCATGAAGGATCAGATCGATCTCATCCGCAAGGAGTTCCAAAAACTCGAACCCGATTCGACTTACATCCACTATGACGATGTGGAGTACAACCTGACCAAAGGCGCAAACGAACGTGGCGGCGTAGATGTAAGGCCTTACTTCGAGGCTCTAGACCCACAGATCATGAACGCTCTAGGTCAGATGGGCGTATTCCAAAACCGCACCACGGGGATCACAGAGACATGGGGCACGGTTCAGTATCGCATCTTCGTGCAAATCGTTGAATCGCTCCGCAGGGGATCAAAGCGACTTGTTGAGAAGATAGCCCGAAACTGGCTCAGAGTGAACGGAATCCAAGCCGTACCTCACTTCGAGTGGAAAGTGATTGACTGGGAAGCCGACAAGACCCGCAAAGAAGTACAGCTCCTCACGCAAGAGTTCTACTGGTTGTGTCAGAAGCACGGCTGGATCACTGCTGACGAGGCGGCTATGGCGGTTGTCGGGCATGAGGCGAAAGGCGAACCGACTGGAGGTGACACAGATGATAACGACAACGGCGAGAGTCAATCGTCCTTTATGCAAAGGCGATTGTTCCAAATGCAAGTTGAGCAAGTCCTGCGGAACATACTCGCCAAAGAATACCCGCAATTGAAGGTGAGGTGATTTATTGGAAGAGAAACTTCTTGATGAACTTCAGAATGAATCCCCTGTCATAGAAACCGAGAGTAAGGAAACCGAAGAGAAAACCCCCACAGAAGAAACCCAGTTTGGAGTACCTACCCCAGAACAGCTCAGGAAGATCAACAAGTTCTCTAAGAGACGCTTGACAAAGGACGAGGTATTCGTCTTTCCCGTGACATTCGTGGGTAACGGTCTGCTGAAGGATCGCTTCGTGAAACTTGATGAATCCCTTTTGAGAGTCTACATGAAGGATGCCAAAAAGGGTGTTGCTTTCATGCTGGATCATTCTTGGCATTGGATGAGCAAGATGTCCGCTTATGTGTGGGGCAGATCCTTTGACGCTTATCTTGAGGACTCCCCAGGCAACCCCGAAGCCCCTATGGAGAGCAAGCTTCTCAAGGGATGGATCTACATCGTAAGGGGCAAAGAGAAAGACGGACTCTCCACAGATGAGATCATCAAGGACATTGAGGATGGCACCCTGTTTGACGGATCTATCGGGTTCTACTATTCCACCTTTGAGTGCTCCATCTGTGGAAAACAGATATGGGAGTGCGAACATTGGCCCGGCGAGGAGTACGAAGTAGACGGCAAGAAGCAGCTCTGCTACGTGATCGCCAAACCCCCAGGAGGCCTCATGGAGTATTCTGCCGTCTTTGACGGTGCTTATCCGGGCGCAGGCATGTCTGCTGACGGAGATGTGGAGCCTGATATGGTCGAAGTGACCAACCTCAAAGAAGTAAAGAACGGCGAAAAGCTCTTCATGACCTACTCTCAGAAATCGGGAATCCGCATCTTCAAGAAGTTCGAGAAGCCCGAAAAGGAAACCTCAAAACCTCAGATCGATGAGGAACGGGCCAAAGAAATCGCAGGCCCGAATTGGCACTCCAAGATCCTCGACATGGCTGAGGAAGGCAAGACCCTCAGAGAAGACCTGGTTAAAGACACCCTGGAATGGGGTGTTAGGGCTATGGGGAACAAGTTCGACCTCGACCTCTATAGGCAGCTCCTCGAAAAGTCTTCCATCGACGAAATCAAGCGTTTCCGCACTCAGTTTGCGGAGAAGGCCAAAGAGGAACTTCCTACCAAGAGGAAGGTCATCCCCACCGTCAATCAATCTAGTAGCGTCCCGCTGGGCGCATTTAGAAAGGAGTGATGTTATTGGGTAAGTACGACATCAGCTATCTCTCTTACGATCTCCTCGGTTCCAACACCCTTCCGTTCAAAGCCCATCCCTCCCTCACCGCTGATGACATCGGCAAGGTTGTGACCATCACCGGCGACTATGAAGTGGGTATTGGGGCCACTGGCTCCTTCCCCCTCGGAAAGCTCATCTACCTTGAGAAGGACGGCACTTGCACGGTTGAACTTGGGAATAGGGTATTGAATCTCCCTGGCGTATCCGGATCTCTCCCTGATGAAGGAGATTTCGTGTACTGCAACGGTTCTGGATACGTCATCGAAGATCCGAGCGCAACCGTCAATTCCAGGAAAGTGATAGGTGTGGACGCTTCCACGTTCACCGTCACGGTTTTGACCTAATAGGAGGTGATACACATAGAAAAGTACAAAGAGATTACTGTCGGTTGGGATCTCGTAAAGCAAACCGCAGCCGAGTGCAAAACACTCTCTCAAAAACTGGAGGAACTTGATCCTTCCAGCGCATATTCGGGTGATCTCAGAAAGCTTGACGCTTATCAGAGACAGCTCCTGAAACACAATGTATTCCCGTTCTCCGATCCGAAGGCGGGAATCCAGTCCACCCAGCTCGACGTGTTCTTTCAGACACCCGATCCTGAGCTGAAGTCCCTGTTCCCTGAGTTTATCGAGAGGTCTATTAGAGAGGCGAAGATGCAGGATTCGATCCTCCCGTATCTGATCGCTCTCACTCAGACCATTTCGGGCAACTCCTACAGGGCGACTTATATTGACGACGACAAGAAGGCTCAGTCCAAGAGAAGGGTTCCGATTGGCACTCCTCTCCCTAAGGTCACAATGAAGCCCAGGGAGCACACCAACACGATTTACAAGTTTGGTGTTGCTCTTGAGGCTCCTTACGAGCTGACCCGTTGGATGAGCCTCGATTACTTCAACCTGTTCATCCGCAGAGAATCCAAGCAGGCCGCTCTCGACGAGGCTAAGACCGCCATTGACACCCTGATTAACGGGGATGGAAATGCCAACACCAAAGCTCTTGAGACCAAGATTACCGATCTTGGCGGTACTGCGAACGACCTGGCATACGAGCCGTGGTTGGTGTGGGTAAGCAAGTTCCGTCCGTACACCCTGACAACGGTGGTCGGCGGTGAGCAGGAAATCGCCAAGTTCCTCAATATGGACTTCCCCAACATCGACCCGTTGAAGGTTCTCGCCCTTCTCAGGGCCTG